TATTGGTCTTGCTACAGCAAGCACAACACAACTCGGTGGTGTTATTGTTCCAGCAGTTGCTACAAGTGGTATTACTAATTCAAATGGTACTATTAGTCTTGCTGTAGCATCAACAACACAACTTGGTGGTGTTATTGTTCCAGCAGTCGCTACAAGCGGTATTACCAATTCAAATGGTACTATTGGTCTTGCTATAGCATCAACAACACAACTTGGTGGTGTTCAAGTAGATAACTCAACTATCACAATTAATAATGGTATTATTAGTGCAGTACAATATTCATTACCACCAGCGGTTACATTTACACAAATTACTAGAAGTGGAAATGCATCAGCAACAGCATGGACTACAAGCGGTATCGGAATAAAATCATCATCGTCAATATTTACTGATACATCTAGTACTAGTACTGTACCTATAACAGCAATTAATGCATTTTCTCAACATACATTAGCATCTACAAACACAATAACAGTAACAGATGCTGCTACTCTTTATATTGCAGGTGGTCCTATTGCTGGAACTAATACAACTATTACAAATAATGATGCTCTTTATGTAGCAGCAGGAACTACTAAGTTATTAGGTCCTGTATCTATAACTGGATCTAATGTAAGTACAACTATTAGTCCATCGGGAACAGGTAATGTTAACATTAGTCCATCGGGAACAGGTAATGTTACTATCAGTTCTTCAGGAACAGGAATAGTGTCAATTAATTCCAACTCTGTTGGTACAATAGATAATATGACTATCGGTGGTACAACTCAGGCCACTGGATCTTTTACAAAAATAACAACACCTCAATTTGTTAGATCTGGTAGTCTTTCAGCACCAGCATGGACTACAAGCGGTGTTGCTCACCAATCTGTTTCAGGATCAACATTTACGGATACTTCAAGTACAGGTACTGTAGCAATTTCGGCAATTAATGGATTTAATACACAAACACTAGCATCTACCAATACAATAACTGTTACTGATGCTGCTACCATTTATATCGGTGGTGCTCCTAGTGCTGGAACTAACACTACAATCACTAATAGAAATTCTCTCTATGTAGCAAGTGGTATATCAAGATTTTTAGGTGCTGTAACTATTAATGGATCTAACGTAAATACAACCATTTCACCAACAGGTACAGGTACAGTTACAATAAATCCAGCAACATTAAGTTCAATGGACAATGTTACAATTGGTGCTAATACTGCTGCCGGTGGAGCATTTACAACATTAACAACATCTACAACTATTTCTTCAACTGATAATAGTACTCAGGCGGCAACAACATCATTTGTTAGAAATCAAGGAGGATTTAAACAGGTTTCTGTAATTACTGCAAACGGAACTTGGACTATACCAACAGGTATTACAAAGGCCAAATTTACAGTTATTGGCGGCGGCGCAGGTGGCGGCGGCGCGGCCTCTAATGCTGGAAGCGGAGGTGGAGCAGGTGCAGTTGCTATTAAATGGTTAACAGGATTAACTCCAGGTAATACAATTACAGTTACAGTTGGTGGAGTTGCATCAGCAACATCTATAGCAAGTGGTACACAGACTATCTCTACAGTCACAGCAGGTGCTGGCACACTAGGTACAACAACTGTTTATAGTAGCGCAGGTAGTGTAGCAGCAGGTGGTGCTGGTGGTACTGCATCTGGAGGAGATATTAACTTCTCTGGTGGAGCAGGGGGGCAAGCAATATCAACATCTACTACAATCACTGGAGCAATCTCCGGTGCAGGCGGAAGTACTGTTGGGTGGGGTGTTGGCGGAACTAGCGTAGGTGCTGCTACAAGTGCAGGTGTTGCTGGCAATGGATATGGTGCAGGCGGTAGCGGTTCTATTAATAGTACCAGTCCAGGCGTTGGAGTTACGGGCGCTATTATAATCGAATACTAATATTTAGATTGACAAGAATCATTTTTTAATGTAAATTTTAGTATGATCATTGGAATTTGTGGACTTATTAGCAGCGGCAAAGGTACTGTTGCAGATCTTCTTGTAGATGAATATGGCTTTAAAAAGCTCAGTTTTGCTGATTCTCTAAAAGACGGTGTAGCAGCAATGTTTGATTGGCCAAGAAATCTTCTCGAAGGCGATACTGAAGAAAGTCGCGAATGGAGAGAAATTCCAGATACTTTTTGGACTAATGAAATTGGTAAAGAAATTACTCCAAGACTAGTTTTACAACTTGTTGGCACTGAGTGTATGAGAGATGGATTTTTTGATGGTATTTGGGTTAGTTTTGTTAAAAAGAAATTAATAAGATTTCCGCAGCAAAAATGGGTTATTCCTGATACAAGATTTCCAAATGAAATAGATATGATAAGATCAGTAGGTGGACAAATTTGGCGTGTTAAAAGAGGAATTGATCCAGATTGGGTTAATTCTTTTATTAACGAAAATATAGAACCACCAGATGTGCATCCTAGTGAGTTTAAATGGATTAAATCGAGATTTGATCAAGTTATAGAAAATGAAGGAACTATTGACGATCTTAGAAATCAGATCTTAAGTCTCCTTTAAGAATAGTAATTTTACTAGTTTTATTAAATGATATTTCACAATTGAGACAAACTGTTCTATATTTTTCTTGAAATGTTATTACATTTAATTGTTCTTGATATTTGGCAACAAAACCACAACTTTCACATTTAAATTTTTTCTTATATCCATCTTGCTGCCATTGAGGTTTTATATTTTTACGTTTTTCTATTATACATGGATCACATAAGCGCCTGTAAAAAGTCTTTTCATCCTTTTTATAATTAATTGCTTTAGGATTTTTGCCGCATCGTTCGCACAATTCTCTCATACCATATTTATGGCACCTTTAGACACCTTTAGTCTTATTAATTGATACCTTTATGATACCTTTATCGGTATTGTAACTACGTTTTTTATGACCCTACGACTAAATATTACTAAGAAGTCTGTAATAACACAGGAGATTAAAAATGACATTAAATTCACCCGGCGTAGAGGTGCAAGTAATTGACGAAAGTTTTTACGTTCCAAATGGCCCATCTACAACTCCACTCATTGTAGTAGCATCTGCCTCAAATAAACCAAATGGCAGCAAAACAGGCATTGCACCTGGAACGCTCGATGCGAATGCCGGAAAACTTTGGCTAATAACTAGTCAGAGAGATTTAGTTTCTACATTTGGTACTCCTCTTTTTTATCAAGATCCAGATTCAAATCCAATACACGGTGGCGAACTTAATGAATATGGTTTACAAGCAGCATATAGTTTCTTAGGAATTGCTAATTCAGCATATGTTATTCGTGCAGATATTGATCTTACTCAACTTGTTGCACAGTACGAAGAGCCAGGTGCTTATCCAAATTCCGGAACATACTGGTTAGATACAGCAAATACTAGACTTGGTATCTTCCAATGGGACGGTGACCGTTCAACTGTTCCTGGTGGACAAAAGTTTACAAATCAAATTCCAATGATCATTACAGATCCAACAATGCTTGATTATTCTAATGCAGAACTTACTTATAGTCCACCATTAGGATCAATTGGTTCTGCAGGAGAATATGCACTTGTTTCAGTAACTAATATTAATAGACTATTCTTTAAAAATCGTGCAGGAACTTGGGTTGAAGTTGGTTCTAACGATTGGGCTGCAAGTTGGCCAACAATTAAAGGATCAAAAGTAAATCCATCTGTTGTAAGTGGTAGCAGCATGATTATTAATGGTGTTGAAGTTCAGGCGAATTCAACTTTACTCACTGATTTAGCTGATCGAATCACCAATGCAGGTATTAGAGGTGTAAGTGCAGCAGTAGTTGATTATCAGTTAGAAATTTACGGCAACGGTGCTGTTGACAGTCCTCAATTAGACAGTACTCAATCAAATGCTATTGTTATTGCAGCAGGTACTGGAAACTTAGTATCACTTTCACAAAGCGATAGTAGTGTAGGTATTGCTATAGGAACATATTATGGTCCTTATATGCAAATTAGTCCACATACAACTGTTCCTCGCTTTAAATCAAGTGATCCTGCTCCTCGTCCAACAGGTTCTGTATGGATTAAAACAACAGATGTTAATTTAGGCGCTCGTTGGAGAGTTAAAGTATGGAATAGTAATACAGAAGCATGGGATCCAGTAGCAGCACCTTTATATTCAAGTGTTGAAGATGCAACATTCGAATTAGACGGAGTAGGCGGCGGAAAGAATCTTGCAACAGGAACAGTTTTTGTACAATATGACTTTGATGAAAGTTATGATATTGGAACAATGCCACGTGTTGCAGATTTTAAAATTTGGAGAAGAACAGTTCCTTCCCCAACACAGATTGTATCAGTTCCTATTACAGCATCTACATTTATTAATGGTACTCAATATAAGTTCTTACTTGCTGAAACACAAGCAGGTGTTCCGGGATTACAAGCATTTAAAACAATTGAATTTACAGCACACGGTGCTCCACAAGATTCTCAGTTTTTTGCCAATGCAATTAATTCTGCAGGCTCTGTAATAGTTAACGGACAATCACAGGGTGCTTTTAAATATATTGTAGCAACTGTTGATTCTTATAACAGAGTAGTTATTACTCATAAAATTGGTGGAGACATGAGATTAAGAGAAGGTCTTAATACTCCTTTACTTCATATAGGCTTCACACCTTGGAATAACAGTACAGCACTAGGAACAGCAAATCTATACCAAGATCCAAACGATCCTATTGTTGGAACACCAATTCCGGGTATTATTCCAACAGAATACTATCCTACAAACTGGTTTATTGCTACAAATTGGAAGCCACTAATTTATACTGCTAGTGATATGGCTCCACAGAATTTACCTGCAAACGGTCGTTTATGGTATAATTCAATACTAGATCAAGTTGATATAATGATTCACAATGGTCTAAAATGGGTAGGTTATTTGGATCATACATCACCTTACTATAATATTGATCCTGATTTCCAAACAGATCCTAATGGTCCAATTATTATGTCAACAAAGCCAACTACACAAAGTGATGGATCTACATTAAGAAATGGTGATATTTGGATTGATACTAGCGATCTTGAGCATTATCCATCAATGTATAGATGGGATGGATTTAATTTAGTTTGGACACCTGTTGATAATACAGATCAAACAACTGAACTTGGTATTGTATTTGCTGATGCAAGATATAATACATCAGGAGCAAATAGTAATTTACCAGGGGCAATTACTGATCTCTTAACAAGTAACTTTGTTGATTTTGATGCTCCAGATCCTTTACTTTATCCACGTGGAATAATGTTATTCAATACACGTAGAAGTGGATTTAATGTTAAGAAATTTTCTCTTAATCACATTAATCCTAATACAGATAACATTCGTTTTTACGGTGAGAGCATGGATACTTATTACCCACATCGTTGGGTCAATGCAAGTGGCAATGCTGAAAATGGTGCAGGACTCTTTGGTCGTAAGGCACAACGCAAAGTTGTAGTTAAAGCACTTAAATCAATGATTGACACTAATCAACCAATACGTGATTGGGAAAGAAATACATTTACGTTAATTGCTTGCCCAGGTTATTGTGAGACTATTGCTAATATGAGAGTTCTAAACTTAGATCGTAGAGAGCATAGTTTCATTATCGGTGATAGTCCATTTAGACTTACATCAGACGCAACAAGCTTATCTAATTGGGGATCAAATGTTAATCTTGCATTAGATAACGGCGACGACGGATTAATAACATACTACGAATATTTGGCTGTTTATTATCCATCAGGATACACTACTGATAATCTCGGTAATAACATTGTTGTTCCGCCAAGTCATATGGTTCTTAAGACTATAGCACTTAGTGACGCTGTTAGTTATCCATGGTTTGCACCAGCAGGTATACGTAGAGGAGGCGTTACAAATGCAACTGCAATCGGATATATTAATTCTCAAACTGGTGAATTCCAGAGTATTGCATTAAACGAAGGTCAAAGAGATGCATTGTATAATGTTAGTGTAAACCCAATAACATTCTTAACAAGTGCAGGTATAACAATCTTTGGTCAGAAGACACGTTATGCAGCAGCAAGTTCACTTGATAGAGTTAATGTAGCTAGACTTGTTGTTTATCTAAGAGGTCGACTTGATATATTGTGCAAACCATACATCTTTGAACCAAACGATAAGATAACAAGAGATGAAATTAAGGCATCTGCAGATAGTTTAATGCTAGAGCTTGTAGGTCAGAGAGCAATCTATGACTTCTTAGTTGTATGTGATGAAACAAATAATACGCCAACTAGAATCGATCGTAATGAACTTTGGTTAGACATTGCTATTGAACCAGTTAAGGCAATCGAGTTCATCTATATACCACTTAGATTAAAGAATACAGGATCAATTGCTGGGTTATTAACTGCCTAACCCAGCAATTTAACAAATGATTAAGGGAATAAATACAAAGAGAAATTAGGAGTCTAGGATGGCAATTTCAACATTATCAAAATTTTCAGTGCCTCTAGCATCAAACGTGACAGCGCCTAACCAAACGCTTTTGATGCCAAAGCTACAGTATCGTTTTAGAGTTACTTTAGCTAACTTTGGAGGTCCAACACAAGTATCAACAGAACTAACAAAACAAGTTGTTGATGTAACTCGTCCAAACGTAACATTTGATGATATCACATTAGATACTTACAATAGCCGTGTTTATCTAGCAGGTAAACCAGCATGGGATCCAATTACACTCACAGTCCGTGAGGATGCTGGCGGAGCAGTCCAGCAATTAGTTGGCGAACAGTTACAGAAACAATTTGATTTCTACGAACAAGCATCAGCTGCATCAGGTGTTGATTATAAGTTTGCACTGAGAATTGAAATACTTGACGGTGGTAATGGCGTTAATATTCCAAACGTTCTTGAAACAACTGAAATGTATGGTTGTTACATTCAAAATGCTAACTACAATTCATTAGCATATACTACTAGCGATCCAGTTACAATCACACTTTCAATTAAATTTGATAACTGCATACAGACACCTTATGATAGAGCAGGTATTGGCGTACCTCTACTAAGAACATTTGGTGTACTATCAACAGGTGGCGGTTAATAGTTAGTAATATCATCCTAGACAGTAAAAGAGACCAGTATAAAAACTGGTCTTTTTTATTGACTAAATACTTACATGTCGACTGATTTTACAATTGGATTAAATTTACGTGATTGGCAACATGCTGCAAGACTATATGTTGATGATACATATAGATTAGCACCGAAGCCAAAATTTCTTCATTATGCTGTTTTTAATATAAATCAAAATGCTATTCCACAAGGAACACAATTTCAGCAACAGAGTCAATTAGAATTAAATTATCTAGTTAAAAAGATGGATTTACCTAGATATACTTTAAATGTTGAAGAATTAAATCAATATAATCGAAAAACTAAAACTTATACAAGTATATCATATGATCCAGTTAAAATAACAATGCACGACGATAATATCGGCGTTACAAATAGTTTATG